GTTGCCTCTCACGTAATTTGGCGGTGAGAAATTCCCCGCCAAATTACGTGAGAGGCAACAGCCGAGGCCATGACCCCGGTTATCCAAGGCAAGAAGACACTCTCTGGTCCTATGCACAAGCTCGCTGCCGACCTCGAAAGCAAGCTCATTGTCTACAACAACAACCCTATCGACAAGTGGTGTCTCTCAAACACCGCTGTGGAAATTGACAAGAATGGCAATATCCAACCCTGCAAGACAAAGAACCAGCGCCGTAGAATTGACGGTGCCGCCGCACTCTGGAACGCGTACGTTGTCATGCAGGACAAGCTACAGGATTACATCAACATGATCTAAGGAGGTGGCACATTGGGGTTGATCGGGTGGTTGATGGGGCGTAAGCGTGCTGAGCCCAAGAACTCCGTAGGAACAAGTATCGAGCTGATTAACCAGACCATCAATGGCTACCACGCGTGGAACGGCAAGCTATATCAGTCAGACGTTATCAGAGCGTGCATCAGGCCCAAGGCAAAGGCCATCGGCAAGCTCGTTGCTAAGCATATAAGGGAAAGTGCAGAAGAGATACAGGTGAATCCTGAGCCCTATATGAGGTTCTTACTTGAAGAACCAAACCAGTACATGACTGGCCAGATGCTACAAGAGAAACTGGCTGCGCAGCTAGAACTTAACAACAACGCTTTTGCTCTCATCCTTCGCGACGAGCACGACTACCCGCGGCAGCTCTACCCTATTCCCTGCTGGGTGGTAGAGGCAGTGCACGATACGCAGGGCTTCCTGTATCTCAAGTTTACATTAGTTAACGGCCGCACGCTCAAGGTTCCGTATTCTGACGTGATTCACCTGAGGCAAGACTACAACGAGAACGATGTGTTCGGCGACCCTCCGGCACGAGCCATTGAGCAGCTGATGGAGATTGTCACCACGAGCGATCAGTCCATTGTAAATGCGGTGAAAAACTCGGCTGTCCTCAGGTGGATTCTAAAATTCAAGTCCATCCTTAAGCCCGAGGATCGGGAAATGCAAGTCAAAGAGTTTGTAAGAAACTACATAAGCATTGAAAATGCCGGAGGCGCAGCGGCAGCCGACCCTCGCTACGATCTTGAGCAGGTGAATAACAGCTCTTACGTGCCGACTGCTGCCCATGCTAAAGAGACCATGCAGCGAGTGTACAGTTTCTTCGGCACCAACGAGGCGCTAGTTCAGTCCAAGTACACTGAGGATCAGTGGAATGCGTACTACGAGAGTGCAGTAGAGCCTGTGGCTACACAGATGAGCGGTGAGTTCACGCGCAAGCTCTTCAGCCGTAAAGAGAGGGGCTTCGGCAATAGGATTATCTTTGAGGCCAGCAATCTTCAGTACGCTAGTATGTCCACCAAGCTTAACCTTCTCCAAATGGTAGACCGTGGGGCCATGACGCCCAACGAGTGGCGCAACGTCTTCAACATGGCACCTATCCCTGGTGGGGACAAGCCTATCCGTAGACTAGATACGGCAGTGGTCGACCGACTCTTAGAAGGCAAGACTCCGCTGAAGGGAGGTGAGAAGAATACCGATGAGAGAGCCACAAGACAACCTAGCGACCCTACTGCAAGTTAAAAACGCCAGCTCCGACTCTGCGGACTTGTATGTCTACGGCAGCATCGTGTCTGCATGGTGGGGTGCTTGGGATGAGATGGACCAATACCCTGCGTCCATTAAGAAATTCCTAGATGGCGCAAAGGGCAAGAACCTCAACATTTACATCAACAGCGGCGGCGGCTCCGTATTTGCAGGCATGGCCATTTACAACATGTTGAAACGCCACCGCGGACTCAAGACTGTGCGAGTAGACGGCATCGCAGCGTCAATTGCGTCGGTCATTGCCCTAGCAGGTGACCGCGTGATAATTCCCAGCAACGCATACATGATGGTACATAAGCCTTGGTATTGGGGCGAGGGGGACGCCGATGACTTCCGTAAGATGGCGGCGAAGCTTGACTCCGTCCAGCAGGGTATTATCAGCGCCTACACCGAACACCTTAAACCCGGCGTCACTGTCGAGACTATAACCCAGATGGTAAATGACGAGACGTGGATGACCGGTGATGAGGCAGGCAAGTATTTCAACATTGAGGTGAGCACGCCTGTAAAGGCGGTTGCATACGCCGGGGAACTAAAGTCCGACAAAGTTCCCAAGACCATCACCCAGAGCCTTACGGCGTATAACGCGAGGCTCAAATTTTTGAAATTGAAGGGAGAAATGAGCTATGACTAAGCAAGAGTATCTCGCTAAGCGCAAGGACTTGCTTGAATCAGCTGAAAATGCTGTGAAGGAAGGCAAGTTCGATGTCTATGAAGCCAAGGAGAAAGAAGTTAAGGACCTAGATGCTCAGTTTGAGCAGTATGCCAAAACTTGTTGCCTCTCACGTAATTTGGCGGGGAGTTTCTCACCGCCAATGGCGGGAGAGTTTGTGCGCCAATCTGCCAACTTAGTAGCAATTCTAACGCCAACCAATAGGGGGGCACATGCCAGGCACTGTGGACAGTGTGGATAATGTGGAAAACCCCCCCGGGGAGGGGGGCGGGTTACGTGACGGATCCGCGTTGGCGGGCTGTATCTTGGGTTATGCGCGTTATGAGGTCGGCTTCGACTACTTCTGTGTTTAACTTCTTGACGGCAAAGAGTACGTGAGCGCAGATGTGGTTGATGAGACGTGGTATCCCCCGTGTATCGGAGTGGATGAGCTTGAGGGCAGATTCGCTGAAGAGAGGTGTCGCACAGCCGGCGCCTTTCATTTGGTGGCGAATGTAGTTTGCCGTATCGTCGGCAGTGAGCCCCGTAAGATGGTACTGCAGCCGAACACGCTGTGACAACGCCTCGTGTTTGTTGAGTCTTAGAGTTCGTCTTAGTTCTGGCTGACCAACTAAGACGAGCGAGAACAGCGAGGTTGCATCCATGTACTGGTTTAGGGCAAAGCGAAGCTCTAGGAGCAATGACGGGGCAACGTCTTGCGCTTCATCAAGAAACACTACGAGCGCTCTGTCCCCTTGCTGATGGCGTTGCTGTAAGGTCTTGTGAAAGAGCTGCCTCGCCTTTTCAAGATAGTACGGCGTTTCCTCACCCAGTAGCCTTAGCAGTTCACCGTAAAAGTCCTTCGGCTTCATGCCGGCTTGGACTAAGTAAATGGGCTGAAAGCGCATGGGGTCAAGTAAGCGTACCAGATGCCGAATTAAAGTGGACTTGCCCGCGCCGACTTCACCAGTTAGTACCCCAAGCGACCCACCTTGCAACATGAGGTGTAACCTAGCTAGCGCCTCCGCATGAGCCTGCGACTCAAACAACATGTGGTTCTCTGGCGCTCTAGAGAATGGCTCAGTCATGGGACACCTCCCTGCCGGAGTAACTGAGCGGCGGTAACGCCAAGCGGCGTTGCTTCTCAGTCAGAGCGAAGAAGTCAATGTCGGAGGTAGCGGTGCATTCCTGCTTGGGTGCCTTTTCTAGCGCTTTACGGGTAAGATCTAGCACGGTAGCATCAGCAAAGCGCTTGTCCCCCAACCACACTTGAACCACACCAAGGTCGAAAGGGTCAAAACGCAAAGTGACTTTCTTAGAGCCAAGCGCTGGGTCGACCTCGTAGGCATTGCCATATAGGCGAATGCAGGAAGACTTGTCTACCTTGCGTTCTTCTTCCCAGAGGAAGATATCTGTTAGCTCCACAAGCGATACATGACGCCTGACCCGATCCGTCTTTGCCCGATCTATGGGAGCCATCTTGGTCCCGCCATGCTCGCGCGTATGGTAATAGCCATCTACCCACGACCTAAAAGCGTCATTAAGTTCCGGTAGTGTAGTTAAGCGGCCATTCTCAATTTGCAGGTAGGCCTCATGTTTAAAGCTAGTATCTATAAAACGGAAGAATCGTTCAATTTTACCTCTTCCCTCAGGTCTATATGGCCTAGTATGGGAAAGACGCGTGCCAAGCTTACCGCAGACCCTTTCTAAGTGCGATGACGAGAATACAGCACCATTGTCACAGTAGAGCTGTTCGGGTACCCCATACTTAAGAATAGCCTTCTTCAGAGAATCCTCTAGTCGTGGCAGACGTTCATCCCAGTAGAATTCGCCATGGACAATAAGGCGACTGTAGTCATCGAGGATGGCAAACAGAATGGCCTTGCGGCGCTTTTTAGGGTCAGCTGGGTCAGGTAAGTAGAGCGTATGCTGAAAGTCTGCTTGCCAGAGGATATGTACGTCGGGAGCCTCAAAGCGTTTACGTCCAGTAGGTTCTTTCAGTAGTTCTTTACGGCTTAGACCTAGCTCTCTAAGATGCCTAGCTAGCGTACTCGAGGCAACCGAACCTTTTGGGGTTGCATTGCTGGCCTCAAGAATGTACTTGATCTGCTCGACGCTTCGCTCTGGCCGGGCCTTACGCAGCTCTACCGCTATCTCTAGAACGCTCTTAGGTATAGCCTTAGCGCCACTAGTGGTTTTCTCCTTTGGCTTTAACCCCTCCCAGCCGTGTTCGCGGTACTCTGCCACGTAACGCTCTAAGCTACGGATACTTACCCCTGTACGCGTGCTCTCCGGCACAGTGTAGTTTCTCGCGGCAATCTCTTTCAGTGTCGCCTTTATCTCCCCTGGTGAGAAGGGTGTTTGGCGACTGACGATGGGCGCAATGAGGCTGTAACGAAAAGCTGCTATCTGATCTTTGGTGTCCATTGACTCTACTCCCTTCGCGCAATCTGTGCTTATTGTCGCGGACTAGGCGCAAGAAAGCCATGTACATCTTTTGTGGGAAATCACACGCTCCCCGCCACCGCCACTGACAGATACTCGAGTAAACTCAAAGGGCTTACTCGCTTCCACAGTGGGAGCAAGTAGCCCCATTCGTCTTTTGGTTTATGCCGCCCCTTAGGTATCGCCAAATGAGGCAGTCGTGTCAGCACCGTGTTCCATATCCTAGCCAGAGACATCTTCAGCCGTCCATCCCAGAAACGAACCCAGCGACCTAAGGTTCGCTCGCTGAACGGGCTCCCAGGAACGGTCAACATAAGCGCAGCCTCACTGAGACTAACCCCGTCTGCCCTTTTCTCTAGGACTTCTTGGTGTATATCGAGAGCTATCTGGCTTCCCTTGGCCGCAAAGATAGGCCGCAGCGAAGTAGACTTCCTGCAGTTACTGCACTTAAAACGGTAGACAGGAAGGATGAATTCTCCTTGCATGGTGAAAAGACCACGAAAATACCTACCGTGACTATGTAGCCTGCCCTGCCATTCGCAGCGTGGGCATGCCGTAGGCCGAAATTCCTCGGGGCAGGCGTCCTTGAAAAGCTCTAAATACCTCTCGACAGATAGAGGTTCGCTCAGTATAATCATCTTGGTTGTACAACTTAGAGAAAGAGCGAACGAGGCTGGCTGGCCAAGGTGTTCGCTCTTTCGCCTTTCCTCTCGTAAAGAATGAGTGGCATGTGCCTACTCTCGGCACACGCCACTCATTATCCCAGAACTCCGCCATGTAAGGCAAGAAAAAAGCACCCAAATGCCGACAGGCAAAGTGAGTGGCGACACGATTGCCCAACGTCGATCTCGCGGACCCATAAGCACTTGATGAGTTCTTGCCGTGGTCTCCCGCTCTCCCACCCGAGGTTAGAGTCAAATCAAAGACTAACCGCTGACCGCCCTAGCCC